CTCGTTACCAGGAATCACGCGAACTAGATCCTATTGTCGGAGTGAGCTTTACAGGCTTGTTCGATTTCTTTGTGCATGCCTTTGGTGCTGATTGGCTGAAGTGGTTTGTCGCAGGACGCCCAGACACATCAGAGGGTAAAGCTTTTAAGAAGACAGAGGCTTCCTACTTAATGCGTTGGAGAAAGGTTGTTGAAACAACGCTTGCTGAATATTGCGCCAAGCACGATCTAAAAATGCCCAATCGCTGCACCACGGTTCAACCTGCAGGAACTAAGAGCTTGCTGACCGGAGCTAGCAGTGGTTGGCATCCTCCTAAGAGCCAACGGTTTATCCGACGTGTCACTTTCCGTAAAAACGATCCAGTGGCTCTGGCCTGTATTGATTACGGCTACAGCGTTGTTCCCTCACAATCAGATAAGGATGAGAACGGCTTACTTCTCGATAATCCCTTTGATGAGCGTTGCACCGAGTGGCTTGTAGAAATCCCTTACTCAGTCAGCTGGGCCAGCATCCCTGGTTGCGATGAAGTCGATATTGCATCGATTACCGCAGCGGCTCAATTTGATTTCTATATGCAAGTTCAGCACTACTACACAACGCACAACACATCAGCGACGATTGAATATCGCGAGAGTGAAATTGAAGAGCTGAGTGATCTGATTTACAACGCCATCGACACTGATGGTGGTTATATCTCAGCGGCTCTTTTAAGTCGCTTTGATGGCGGTGGTGCATTCCCACGTCTCCCCTTTGAACCGATTAGCGATGTTGAATTTTATCAACTGCAAGCAGAGGTTCAACGGCGGCAAACAAACCCTGACTTCTTTGATGCGCTTCTGAGTCATGACACAGATGAGATGTTTGAGGCTGGCCCGGCACCTTGCGATTCTGATAAGTGCTTGGTCGAAGGGGCAGACGGGATTCCTAAGCCATTCTCGGCTGAATCTATGTTTGCACCCGTATAAAAGTGGAGCTGCTTGAAGCCCACCAGATTGTCTTTAAGGGACAAAGCAATGTGGCTGTAATGGCCAAGTCATTGGACATGTCCCTTGAAGACTTTCAGCAGTCCTTTCGGGAGTATGTAGCCCGAACTCCAATTAATCCAGATAGCTGGAAGAACGACATTGAAATTTCCTGGCCTTACATCACCTAATCATGGATCAACACGAAAAAGACAATTGGCAGAAAGTATTAACTGCCCTCGAAGCTGCCGGAAAAACTGACAGCTTCTTTTACAAACGAGCAGTTGCGATCGTCAAAGGCGGCAATGACCCTGGACCTATGCCTCCATCTTTTGACGAAGACGCAGGAACAAGCATCTAAATACCGCGAGCTTCGCGTTTTGCTTTTTCCTTAAGCTCTTTTTTGTTGATCCACCTTTGGTAATAATCACGGTGGATCTTTTCAGAGTGTCCCATATATCTCGCGGTGGTATGCGGCAGTAAATGATCAAACTCCTTCGATGTGTAAATACGCCCTGCGTATGCGTGGCGCAAGTCATAAGGCTTTGGTTTCTGCCATTCAGCTTTGTCTAAATGCCTCCGCATGTAAGTCACGGTTTTGTCTCCTTTTTTTCTCGTTGGCCAGTTGAATTCACACTTGGGTAGATCCAGTTTCCAAAGGTTCCAACGATCTAACCATTCAGCTTTTCGTGGCATGACAACTCTGTAGCCCGTTTTTGAGTTTTCTGAGATTTCAATCCAGCCATCGTTGTCAGTGTGTGATTCCAAACAGAACGGTTCACTGCTGCGAAGTCCATACACAGCGATCAAACCGAAGACTTGCTTCCATCTGGGGTCTGGGATTGCATCAATAAAGTTCTCGATCAGATCATCCGTAGGTACGTCACGGGGGTTAATTGACTTAAAAGCTTTGAAGTGGGATTCACCTTGAATCTTTGTCCACCACAACGAGTCAACCACTACCCCCATTTCAATAAGACGACGCATTGTTGTGAGCTTGCGGTCTCGGTGCCTCGAATTTTTAGGGTCTGCCTCAGCCCAGCTTTGGAGCTTCTTAGCGGAAACCCTGCCTGTGAACCTCCCTAGTTCTCGCAGGTGCCTTTGGTAATCCGTGTGGTTTTTAACGCAGGTGACTGAGCGGTTTTCTACAAGGTGCTTTTCAAGCTTCATGCATAGAGCACCCCAAGCTGAAAAGTCGTCTTCTAGAGCTTTGCTCTTGCTCTTGTCCAAGCGGGTTGGATCTTCGTGCAATGCCATGCACAAATCCACGACCTTTTGGAGCGAGGAGGGGTCATTGGAGGATAGACCAGTACTTTTGTACTTGGATCCATCCTGAAAAGAACGCTGGCTTCTGACGTAATAGTTCGGACTCTGAGAAGTCAGTCGTGGAAAGAAATCGACCCCTAACCTCTTTAGGTCAGCCACTGCAGAAGCTAAATTCGCTCCGCGTTGTCGTCTATCCAAATCTTTATCCATTGGGCTTTTGTCCAGAATAGGATGAGACTGGTTCCGCCGCAATAGATCTCAGTCATAGAGCCATGTCCCAAACGGGTTACGCGATCTCGCCCTACTTAACGACTGTGCAAGGAACCTAAGGCCAAAAGCCCCAGATCCACTGCGCCGCAATAGGTTTGAAACGCCCCCTGATGGATTCGAACCATCGGCCGACTGCTTAGAAGGCAGTTGCCCACCTCAGTCGTACCAATGGATTCCAACGCGTCTCTATCCTGAGATTTATCCTCGGTGAAACTCAATAATGACTTTAAAGGCCGGACTGTATAAGTGCAAACAATCGATTCAAGCCTTAGAATGAGTTTACGTTGAGCCACAAGGCTGCAGTAAATGCTTACCAGGCAACGGGGGTAAGTTCTCTGATGGAGGCATCCATGAACGTGCTCGAAATGATCCGCACTAAGGCGGTCAAGTTACAGAACCTTGAAAACGCCAAAAAGCAACTTTGCTACCGTGGCATTGTCTATGTGCCAGCCAAATAGCAATTATGTTTAGGTACATTTGAGTGTCAAACGTGGCATTCAAATGCGGTTTTCAAATGCACTAGAAGAAGCCGATCATAAACAGGTCGGCTTTTCTTTATCTAATCAGGATGTAGGTAATCCTGAACACTACAACAAAGGGGTTGCTCCCTATGATGTAGCAAAGACAATGTTTGGCGCATCGGGGCTACTTAAATACGTATTAATTAACGCGATAAAATATACCCAGCGATACCCGCATAAACATAAAGATAACCCTGAAGCTCAACTGGCAGACTTAATTAAAGCCCGTCAAAGCATAGAAACTGCGATCGAGCTTCATAAGGAAATTTTTAACAGCAATTTAGAACGACATGGGTGAAAAAGTAAAGTACGTAAGGTTTCGTTTTACAGGAACCCTAGAAGATTTAAATGAAATTAAAGAAGAAGTAGAAGAGGTAATGAAAGGCCACGGATGGAAACGTGGCTTCTCAGAAATGGCACCTTTGGAAGCCAATCCTGAGATATACGCTCTAGCTACAGGGTGGAAAAGATTCAAAGAGGAAGACGCTTAGCGTTTACCCTGACCTCTATAAACCTTCCTGCGACTTGATCGCTTAGTTCTCCCAGAAGCAGTGAGACTTCTAACTCGCCTGCCATTACCTATACGAGTTCTTTTCGGTTGACCTGAAAAGAAAGATGCGTTGTTGTTGTTTGACATGTCAGCTAATAATTATTCCCCAGCCACTTGAGATGCCTTCGACAGTCCAACGAGGAAGAAGATTTTGATAGGAATACTTGAGATGATCGCCATCTGAGTTCTGGATGTACCCACCAGAGGAGAGAGACATCTTGCCAAAAGGATCATTGACAAGGAAATAACCAGGGCCTTTCCCGACAACAACAATCCAATGGCCACCACCAGCAGGGGCATTGGAAGGGCCTTTGTGCAGAACACCAATAGGAACTGGGATACCCGCGTCGAGTTGTGCTTCTACATCCGCGATATCAAGATCCTGCCTAAAAACAGCAGGTACACCAAACGAATCTAGTGCTTGGATTTGAGCGTATGGATCTGTAGTGTCTCCAAAGGTGTTGACGCGGCGGAGATAAATATCATCTTTATGGCCATGCAAAATACCTGGAGATATATAATCAAGGGCCATAGCACAAGCGCTAGAGAAACACATGCGGTGTCCTTGGTCTGTCTCTGAATCAAGCTGAGAAAAGAATTGGACCTCTAAATCAACAACCTTGGAAATAGGTTGAATGACAACACGCTGCTCCATAAGCTTGATAAGCTTATCTGCGTACAAAGGATCAGTGGCATAACCCTCAACAACTAAAAGACGCGCTGCTTCCTCACGAGATTCCGCTCGGTTTACGCCTTTATATCCCTCAAAATCCTTATACCAGCGGTTAACTACATACTCAACGCTTGCATAAATATTAGGAAAGTTCCTGAACCATGAACACGTAGTGATCCACTGCCCATCGATGAACTCCTTGGTCTCTTTCTGGGTGCAGTAAACCTCTGGTTTTCTACCACCACCTTTAATACCAAAGAAATTATTAGGAGCACAGGGAAACTTACCGAAGCCACTCTCTAGAGCCCATTGCGCCGCAACAAGCTCAGGGAACTTGGCTCCAGCTTGGCGAGCGGCACTTGTAATACCCTCCCAACTGTTATCAATTTTCTCTGCTGGTTGGACATACTCCAACGGAGCACGAAACAATTTAACCCAATCAGCAAAATCAGTAACCAAACCAGGATCCGCCTCTTCAACATCTTTTTGGAAACGAATGATCGCTTCTAAGTGATTTTCATTACTAGGATCGAAATACCTAAAAAAATCAATGAGCTTACCTTGTTCAAAGGTTGTCATCTTTAGTAAATTCAGTTTTGAGTTGTATAGGACCACCTAAAAGACTCTGAGCCTCAGAACCGTCAGGGGGGTGTTCAATGAAGCTAGTCTTAGCTGTATCAGGTTTTGGCTGGCTATTTAACCAAGCTTGTTCGGCCTGAGTGATTTTGGATGGCAGCGTCTTATAAAACTTCTGCTCACGAATCATCCGGCGAATATCTTCCCATACAGAACGCGAGTTGTAATTCCATATGGTCTCACCATCTGGTGGCCAATTTACTTTTTTCGGTCTTTCAGCACGGAAGTCAGTGCAGCAGTTGCAAGCTGGAACAAGGAATTAGATTTGAGCTTGTCATTAGGAATAGCTGCCAAAATCTCTGAAAGAGCAGCAAGCACAATCCAAAAGATTGGCGATTCAATTAGACCCATTACTAATAAAACTACTTTGCGTTTTTATTGTACCCAATAAGTAATTGATCAAGCTTATTGTCCATGCGATCAATGCGATCATCGATGCGCTCCATCATGACCATAAGATCTGTCTTCGGTACAAAATCCTTAGCTAGCACTAGCTCCACGCTGTCAATTCTTCTATCGAGAGCGGCTACATGCTCTTCCATTTTATTGTCGACGTTTTCAAATTTTTTACCAAGTGTGAGGACAGCAGATAGCCCGCCACCAAATAGTCCAAGCACCAGGCTTAGTGGGATGACAGGTTCCACGAGCTACACAGCTGTTTTACTAACTATAAACGATTAGATGTCTTAAACTTGGAAGGTAGACTGGCCATTAAGTACTGTGATCGAGCCGGGTAATTACGACATAACCATTCATCA